CCGATGCTATCGCTAAATATATTAACCAGTATGGATTCCCAATTATCGCTGCTGGCGGTATGGGCTATATTGTCTACTTTGTCTGGCTCTGGGCGACCACCGTCGTAAAGCCTATCCTGCAAGAAGCCACAGACGCGCTAATTGAGCTAATCGACCAAGTGCGGGTTCTTGACAACGACATGATTCGGCTGACACAAAAGCTAACAACTATTTTATCGCTACGGGGAAAGAAATGAAGATAGGTGAGAAAGGGTTAGCCCTGATTAAAGAATTTGAAGGCTGTAAACTGCAAAGCTATAAATGCCCGGCAGGTGTTTGGACTATTGGCATAGGCTCAACCCGCTATGCGGATGGAACACCCGTGAAAGCTAATCAAGCATTGCCGGGCGAAGCAGCGGCGTTGCATTTACTAGCGCAGACGCTAGCGCCCTATGAGCATACCGTCAACGCTATTGGCGAACCACTTACTCAAAATGAATACGATGCGCTTGTTTGCCTCTGTTATAACATTGGCAGTGGAAATTTAGTTTCATCAACGCTTGTTAAGATGCTAAAAGCAAAAGAACCTAAATCTGAAATAGCAGAGCAATTTCTGCGGTGGAACAAGGCCGGCGGTAAAGTATTAGCCGGGCTTACTCGACGCAGAAATGCGGAAGCAGAATTGTTTTTAAGCGAGTAATTCGTCACGCTCACGATTAGCGCGTAGTATGCAGTAGCGCTGATGCAATCGCACCAAGATAGAGCGTCTACGTTTACCGTGACGCTCTGAAGTAATCATTTTTTCTAGCTCGTCTTCTGAGTAATTATTTAAATTAAAGAAGATGTCGCGCCATGTTAAGTTGTTCATTTTAGCTCCTCTAAAGCAATATCTGAGATTGCGCGTTTGTCATGTAGACTTGCGAATATGCGCTCGTCTACGGTTTTGTCTGTTAGCAGTACATAGCAATATACAGCACTCTTTTGTCCACTACGGTGCAATCGTCCAATGGTCTGCTCATATCTATCAAGTGACCACGGAAGCGACAGGAAGACCATTTTACTGCCGCCAAATTGAAGGTTAAGCCCATGCCCTGCTGACTTAGGGTGAACCAGTAGCAATTCCACTCGCCCAGCGTTCCACGCCGATATAACACCTTGCTGGTCGATTGTTCGTGCGTTTGGGTATCGGCGTTTAAGTTCTTCAAGCTCTGCTTGAAAGTTGTACACGATGATAGTGTTTGCGTGTTGGTTTTCTTCAAGAATCTCGTCAAGCCGGTCAAACTTGTGGCGCGAAAACCATGCTGTTTCATCTTCAGAATATAAGAACCCACTGGCCATTTGCTGTAGCTTAGACACAACTACTGCCGCGTTCATCGCCCTAACTTCTATGTCTTCAAACTGAACAATAAAATCGTTTTTCATTTTATTGTACATTTTCATGTCCATAGTGCAGTTTACGCGCACAACGTTTATCGGCGGCAGAGTGTCCATGTACTCTTGCGTATCTATAAGATAAGTAGCCGGCTTGATAACTTCCATTATTTCAACTAAAGACGTTGCCTTAGCTATCCATTCCACATACCCTCTATTAAGCATAATGAAATACTTTTGATAAAACGCCGTTTTAGTTTTGCCAAGTAAAGTTTCGTCAATTATCTTGCATTGTCCAAATACATCTATAAGACCGTTACTGGTAAACGAGCCGGTAAGCCCCCATCTGACTTTAAAATTTTTAATTAAAGCAAACAGCGCTTTAAAACGTTTGCCCGATGGGTTCTTTAGAACAGTTAGCTCGTCAAATACGATTCCGTCGAACCCAACTAAAGGCGGCGTAGACAGCAATGTTTCGTAATTAGTCACCACAACTTGCGATGGTTTGTTAAATGCGTTCAGTCGTTGCGCGTAAGAGCCAACGGCGATAGATACGGTCAGACTTGGTGCCCACTTCGCAGGCTCTATCGTCCACACGTCCGTGCAAACACGCTTTGGCGCTATCACTAAGAACCGATGTACTCTGCCCGTGTCGAGCGCCTCCTTCATCGCTGTCAATGTTATTGCTGTCTTGCCTGCCCCTACTGGGGCAAGAATCATCCCTTTGTCTATTAGGCTCAAAAAGGCAACAGCTTCTATCTGGTTGGGTCTTAGCATTGATAAATTTCCATCTTAAGTACGCTGTTTTGGGGTGGTCTGCCATCATCGGAATGGAGCAGCAAGGGGTGTAGCATATCCACACCCCGTTCATCGTTTTGAGCTTTGGCTTCATCTATCCCGCCAAGGCAACACGATGTCGCTTACCTTCAGGGGGATAAACGGCACGGTATCTAGCCATTTGAGCAAATTCATGTAGTTTTCCATATCATCACCGCGTAGCGCTTTGATGGTTGGGTCTTGGTCTACGGGTCCACTTTTAAATGCGTACATTAGAAATTCTCCAATTTGATTAGTCTGTCTAAATACCACCGTGCTTTGCGCAAGTCTTCAAGACCGCCTTTATCTCTAAAACGCCATTGGTACTTAAAAATATTACCGCGCAAATAGCCTCTAAATTCATCAACGCTAAGCATTGCCTCCATTGCGTCGATGCACTGCATCTTGTCACCTTGATAATGCGCCGGCGCGTCTACGGCGTCGCCTGCGTGTACTGAGTCACCTTTTAGCATACTGTTGTTCCCTATCTATTAGCGTTATAAAATTGTTGCGCAAAAGTCTGTGGGCATAAAGAGCGCAAACTCATGTCATCATGTACTAAATCAGCAAACTTTAAAAACTCTGGTATGTCGTATATTGCGGACTTATGCAAAAACACTAATGACGGCTTACCTCGGTTTGGCCTAACATATAATTTAGGGTTTTTCTCAACAGTATCCCAAGTATAAATCTTTTTAGGGCTGTTAAACTCCCCCCACAAAGCCGTCTTTTTAGTCCAAGGTGAACCGTATTCATACGGTTGATAAGTTAATTTTGGCGCACCTAGAAATTCTTTTAATCGTCCGGTTGCTGGATTTTCTATCGCCCAAAATGTTGGATTACACTGCTTTATAATTCTTAAGCAGTGGTTGACTAAAAACATTCCTTCTTCAACATCGCCATCACCTTTATTGTTTGCCCATTTTGCAAAACTAAATTCAGTGCAAACGGGGTTGGCAATCACGCCGTAAACATTGTCCGGCGGCGTATAGTTTTCAACGCCAATTTCTTTTCCGACTTTAATGACTTCATACTCGTCATCATTTGCATAGAACCAACTGTCAGAACCTATGTCAGCGCAGAGATGCAAAATTACTTTTTTTAGCATAATGTCATCTCCCAACCTTTAGGCACGATAGTGTGCGTTCTCAAGAATTCCATAAAATGTTCGTTTCGGCGTTTGCCCATTGGTCGCGATCTGGGCTTTTCTCTTATTTCTTCATCGCGAAGTTTCTTAGCTAGAAGTTTAGCGCAATTCGCCTCTAGTAATTTTTTATTAAAATACGCTCTTGAATACCCGTTTTCTACTCGGCGAGTAAACGGCTCACCGCGCATAAGCGCTGACACGCTAGGGTAGCGCAAGTCGTTTTCGTCACAGAAGTCAATCATGGTCATTTCGTCTTCAGACGCTTTAATGACTCTAATATTGCTGATGCGCAGATTAGTTGGATTGTCATCTAAATACTCTACGGCGTCAGTATGCGCTGGGTACCAACCATAGGCTAAAAACACCGCAACTTTCCACGCTAAAAAGTTAGAGTGTAATCCACTCTTTTTAACGTTGATTGTTGCGTTTTTGTTTTTCCAGTTAAGCGCAGCAGGCGTAGATGCGCCGCCTTTGTAAAAGTGTCCTGTTTGACTGTTGTACTTTACCGCATCTCTTACTATATCTAAATCTTTGTCATTCATGTCCGCTCACCACGTCAAAAAATCGTACTCTGTCGTTCATCGATAGGTTGTTTAGCGCTTTGTATAACTTGCGCGTTTCGCCGTTGTGCTGACGTATTAAACGTTTGCATCTTGCACGAAAGCGTTGCTCGTTAAGCTCGTTAATTAAGCCAAGCGTAAACACTTCGCTAGTAAATCTGTCTTTTAAAAAAGGGCTAAGCCCTATAAATATTTGTGAAATGTTCATCTTTGGTGCCGTATATCGTTAAAAATGGGTCTTCGTTCTTTGCAGCGGTCGCACTCGCGGTAACCAAAGCTATTATATATGCGCCAGTGGTCATGTTTACAGTCAACCGTTGTTGGCGCAGGCGTCACTGGTGATACTGGTTTTACTAATGACATAGCCAAATTCCTGTTAAAAATAGTATCCCGATATAAAACATGAGCGCTGCAACATCATCGATTTCCATTACCCTTCCTCCAGTGCGCGAAGCATTAACTTCAGTTGTTCGATTTCTTTGAGGAGTTGAAGTTTAATTTTCTTCAGCTCTTTTTTGTTTTTCTGCGCCATTGTCAGGCGCTTATATAATTCTTCTTTACTCATTTTGCTACCATCTCCCCACGGATGTTGCGTTCCATCTCATACACTGAGTAGATGCGCCCGTCGTGAATGATAAACTCACCAATAGTTGTTTT